TAGGGTAGAACACCACTCTTGGGTGATGTCGTTACCATAGTTCCACCTATCATAGGCAGACTTGATGTAAGACATGGGTAACGGGGTAGGTAACTTTTTATTCATAATCATTTACTCTCTCATCTCAATACAGTAGTATTATCTCATTTTCAGAACAATAAGTCAATACCTTTTTTAGACTATTTTGTGTTAATTTGTCACATTCTTATAGCTAAAACGCTAGTTGCCAAGATAGACCTAATTCATTGTTATGGTACACAACGTATGATCTTACCGCAATACCCCATATCATAGTGTTATTCAGTTGGTCTTCCTTTTCCGATCCTATCCAATAGTATAGTATACCACTGACTGCCGCCTGTGTCAAGTATAATTTGTCCGGATGAGGATAGTCTCCGAAAATGGGGTTCGCTTCTTTGAAACACTCACACGGATGTCTGAGTGCGATTTTGGTCTGTGTGTAATCCACATAAGACAATACGTTGTATGCCGTATACAGACTCTTTTCTTTGTTAGTCCAGTCACCGAAGTGTCTGAACTCTGCGTGTACTGGACTACTGATCAGCCAGAGGATTATCCAGAAATGCTTGAATCTTGTCATTGAGTCGTTTCTCCAGAGCGTCCATCTTCTTATCTGTATCAGTAGATAGAGAGTCTCTCTTGTTATCAAAACGTTCATCTGCCCTGTCGATCATATCCTCGACTTTGGTCTCTAAATCACGCCCTGCATCCTCAATTCTGTCAACGTTTCTTTCCATACGATTGAAATCATCTCGTAGATCATTCTTGATACTACGTGAGTAATCGATGGCTTCGTTAAGTTTAATTTCTATTTGTTTGTTGCGGGATTCTATTGCATCCACGTCAATGTTCTGGACAATCTCTTTCATGTCCATGTAGTCTTTGTAAAACTCAAATCCTGCCCAAGATGCACCACCTAGTGATGACAATGCAGTCAATATGATTGCAATCCTACCCCCTGCGAATTTGATTCCCGCAAATTCTATTTCCGCCATGTTTATTCCTCTTCGAATTTAAGTGCACGAAGATTTGCTATTTCTTGTTTTAACTTCATGACTTCTAGTCTTTTCTTTTCTAATTCTAATTTGTATAGTGCGTTACAATTCAATCTCTCTTTAGGTGCACCCAGTGGTATGGTTATCTTCGCATACACACCAACGTCCCTCATGAAGTTGTCATTGTAACTGGGCATCAATCCCTGATCCATACCCATACCCATTCTATACTGATCCCATGGATCATTCTGGTTAAGTATACCTACCACACCGAACTCTACGTTAGTAGATGATCCGATTGCAGCAGAACATTCCACGTCTCCTGCCCTAACTCTATCTGACTGGAACTGTGGTGATGACTGTGGTATCGCAAGATTAAGTGAACTACTTTGACCGTTCGCTTCAACTGTGATAAAACATGCTAAAACAATAATTAATATTTTTTTCATCGTTTATATTTAGAACATATATTAGAGGTAATCAGTGCTTTTGTGCCTGAGTCCTTCAGTAGTTTAGATTTTGAACAGACATAGACTGCTCTATCTCTATCCTTCGCCCTTACAAACACTGAAACTTTTTTACGTTTTTGATACTCAACGTTAATGATTCTCTGTGATACTGCGAACGAAACAGGTTCCATATCCTTATCGAATACTCCTATCTCGTAATACTCGACATCCTGTCGAGCGTTATATAACGTCAACTCTGACTGCAGTACACCTTGAACATACGACTGAAACAATTCAGGGTATGTTGGTGTCCACTCGTGGGCAATTGCTTGCCCACTTGTGAGGAACGTTAACAATGTCATCATAAAAAGTTTCATATTTTAGATCGCTATACACTCTGCTTGAACAGTCGAACGATACTGACCGGCAGGAAACGCCTTGTCATAACCGTAGTTTGCTGTTGAGGTAACTTTGAACCAAGTTGACCCTGCAATGGTTAAGTCAATCTCTGTAACATTATTATATAGTCTTTTGTCATTGTCGTATGCAGACATACTTGCGTCAGATACTTCTGCGACTTCGACTAGACCAACCCAGTTAACAACGTCTCCAAGAGCAGGACTCTCAGTGAACGATTCTGGATGACTAATCAACGCTTTGTAGTAATCAGCTTGTATGACATCATAACGCACGATAGGTGGTACACCACCGTCTGACATGTTAGTTGTCAACTTGCTTGGAGTAGGGTTACCATAGACACCTTGCGTATCAGTTGTGATGACACACTTGGACTCTACAGTTCCTACAATTGGGATTTCTGCGGAAACCGCAGAACTCATTAAACCCATCAATGCGACAGGTAATATTTTTTTCAACATCGAAATGCTCCTAGTTTTATAGTTTATTTTTCATACTGTAAATTAACCAACTCTTGATGTAACAATTGTTGAGAAACACTCTGTCGCCTGGCCTTTCTATTTTCAGGCAAATTAGAGTCCTTCAGAACAATAGCGTCCCCATATTTCTGAGGATCTGGAAGAGAATCAAAATAGTTAACCGGAATGTAATTGAGTGACATTAGTTCTGTATGTTTCTTTAGTGACTCTACTGCCAATAAAGAACTATTCACTGCACCCAATATAGACTCTAGTCTCCTATCTTCTCTTTCCCCTTCAGACATCTTCCTTCTTCGTTTACGGTCTTCTTCGTCCTCTTCATCAAGGACTGCTTTCCGTTCTAGTTGTTCCTTCACATACTCATCATCTAGAGGATCTTCAGTAGCAACATCAATAGGATCTACTGGTGGAATATAATCCGGACACAACGGATCAGTCGTGACCTGAAAACAACTATCATATCGATAATTGTAAACTACCAGTGGATCTGTAACAGAACCATCACCATCTACTTGGATCGATCCATCCCCCCAATACTCTATGGGGATAGAACCAATAGGAACCTGTTTCGTGATCGTGTTGCCAGGCAACCCAGACCAATCATCCGATTCTCTAAAGATATAACCACCGTCAATTGCATTCTCGTTCTGAACCCAGACAATCATGTCAGAGTCCGGATCTTTGACTGCAGTATACCTGTACACAACCCCATTGACTGTCAGTCCTGCCTGTTGGGGCAGAACATTGGTCATTACCCAATTGAGACCAAACGCTGCCGCATTTGGTGAAGTCCCATAGACTTCCTCAGAGTAAGAGTAAGACGAGCAGACTAGCAACGCCAGCACCGCCCAAAAGTGTCTTAGTTGAATCATCCATTCCCTCCTTCTCAGTCTTTGCATCAGGTTGGGACTCTGCGTTTACTTCCCAAGCTGCTTTCGCTTCCTGTCCGATCAGACCGTCATACGGACAAGGAGTTCCTGCATTCATCATAGCGTCAAAAACTCGTCTATCTTGACACATAACACTTACTGCTGCAACTTTCATGCCCATATCGAATAAAGTCTTGGCATTTTTTAATCTTTCACAATTTTCATCGGTCACCTGAGTACCCGTTGAAATACCAAGTATTTGTGTTTGGATTGCACCCGCTACTCCGAACGTACATAGATCAGAGTTGGATGTGTTGATTGTTGGTGAGATGGCAGAGGCGGGTGGTGACTTTAAAGTAGTCTCTGTACTACCACTGGTTATCACTGTTGATTCAGTGACAATGGGTACTACAGAATCCCCGTCCCCTTCGGCCGGAGCGTCTTGCGCTATTGATGTTGTTGATGCCATTAATAATATAAGCATCCAAAAAGAAATAATGTATCGCATAAAAAAGTTCCACTGTTAGTTTAATACAGTAGTTATTTATACGAATGATATCGTTACATAAGGAAAATGTGTCGGAAAATTGACACCTAGATAAGACCTCTGCGAACTAAGTCACGATAATTTTCGATCTTCTCTCTTTTCGGCCCTTGCGGAGTTACCTTAGTTCTTATATGTATAAAATTTGCTTTCTCTACATCGGGTTCAAATGAAGAGTAGTTCCACATCTGACCATTCAGATATACGTCTTTGTCAGTATGTTTCATACCTAACTTGTTTGCCAAACAATGCATGACACCTTCATCATGATATCTTCGTGCAAACGCCATCAAGATGTCCTCTGTGAGTGCCTCACGGAACTTCTGACGGACTTCTCTTGACAACCGGAACACTGACCCACCCCAGTAAGGTGCTTCTACGGATCCGTAAAGCGGCAACAAACCGGCAAGGTTTTGCCGCAATCCTGTCTGGATTGCCGTGTGTCTGCCGATCCCTGTATCGTCTGTAAAGATGTTTTGATTACAAGTCTTTGCGACAAACATGTCTGCATCCACCATAACCACATAGTCATACTCATCATACTTCTCATCAAGGTAGATAAGTTTCTGACACGGGTAATCCATCTTATGTGCAATCTTCTTCTCAAACACGATACCACGAATGAACTCGTAATCTGCACCAATCTTCTCTGCGTAACCTTTGATTGACTCAGTAGACTTCTCTACCAGTTCGTTCATTGGCCCTGCCCAGTGTTGTAAGATTATATTTTTCATAGTGTGTCAAACGCTTCTTTTACTAGATTCGCAAATACTGGTTGACATTTCTCGCCTGGGTGCTTCTGTGGTTTGTAGTCATCAAGTTCTTCTGCGATAGTCGCTAGATCTGTATATCTGTTCAGACCAAACCTAGAAGTGTCTCTAAGATAATTAAGATCTTGTTGTATCCAGTTCATCCATTCTCCCCAATGATGATTGGGGTGTTTACCGTCATAAAGAAATGGTTTCATCACGTCAATCATTTCTTCCCACATTCGATAATGGAACACACCCTGCACTAACTTGATACCGAACCTTTCACACAACCACTGGAGTTGAGTCATGTACGACATACCACGAATCATTTGTTCACGCAATATGTCATGGTGATCATATAGGTAATCAAATGCTTGTGCGATATCTCTGTTTTCCAGTAGGTTGATTCTTGCAGGAGATGTCTGAGTCATGCATTCTTTTCTTTGGATCTTCATCATATCTTCAATGCCAGGCCCGTAACTCTCTGCAATTTCAGTTCTCTCCCATGAAGACCATAGGACAACTAGGTGGGTAATATCGTCTCTCCGATCACTAGTCCGGAGAAACTTCATGAGATCTCGAAAGATCTTATCATTACCATTTCCACACATGGCTATGTTTTTATGTTCCATACCCATCTGTTCAGCGAGAATATGTGGCCATCCTAACTCCCAGTGGGTAGGGGTCTCATTTTCACATCCGTCTAGTTCGTCTCCCCAAACGAAGGAGCACCCAGTGACCAATAACATTTATTACTTATTTTCCTCATCGTGAACGTACAGTTGGATCAATGCATAGTGCAATACTTTCATTAGATCTTTTCGTGCATCTTCAGGACTGCCCTTACGACCATACCTCTTTGCATACTTGACCACGTTACCCAGACAGAAACCAGTACCATGACCAGAGTCAATAATGATGTCTGTTGCCTGATACTTATCAGTTGCGTAATGTTGGTCATATGTACTATCGACATACGCCTGTACTTCAGTTAACAATTCCCTTTCACGGAACTTATACTCCAGACGTTTACCGTCTTCTAGAATCATGTAGTCCTCATCGGTAACATTTAATGTCAATGTCACGTCACCGTCATATTGTGTATCCCATGGTGGGGTGTGTGCAGTTATTGTGCCTGTATTACTCATTTTCAATTTCCTCAATCAATAGATCACGCATTTGTCTTGCTTGTATGTCACGAGGATCGTTCTCTCCGTAACCGCAAAACTTATACGCAAGCGTTATTCTTTCATCTCCTGCATACGCAGAATGCCAACAATGATTGTGAGGTTCTTCCTTGGGGCCAAAGTAGTAGTGTCTACACTGCCATCCTTCAACATCTTGGATAGTCACAATCTCATCTGTCTTTATGTCTAGGTAACGAAAATATCCGTTACCAGTAGACCAAGTAAACAGTACTTGATATGCACATGCATCCCAGTTGGTATGCCACCCTACAAACCCGCCAGGCGGGTAGTAGGACAATAGTGCAGAAGTGTGTGCCCCGATCTCTGCCGCAAAGTCATACTTGACTTTCTGCATATAGTCACCCCACTTCTCAGGTTCCGCACGTACCATCTTTGCAATGGGTTGTGCGTAATGCCGATCAGGTGGCCCGACTAATTCTTCACGGGACATACACTCATTGAGGTAGGTCTCGGAACAGTAGTACTCTCCCATAGTCCTATCCTCTTCAGAACTGTACATCATATATTTGGGATCATTATAACCCTCAGTCGATAACAGTTCATCTTTGAACCCGTTCAAAGTTTCAAGAAACTCTGGATTACGGATTACAACTTCGGTCATAGAATCAGACCGGAAGTCGCTTCACGCCACGCCTTTGTGAACGTTTCGTTAGTAGGTGTAACAAACATGTAGTCGTGGAAAGTTACTTCCTCAACATTCTCAATCGCAGACATACAAACTCCACGACCAAAACCAACTTTGCCTTCCTCACCTACAACCATCAAACGTGGGTCTGTTACATACAAACCGTTCTCTGATTCATTTTCAAAACGACAGATATACTCACCAATCTGAGTCATCACTGTCACAATATCACCCTTCTGCATTTTCTTTCTCCTCAATAAACTTCTTAATTACCCATTCACCATTTGGTCTTGGTTCCCATGATAACACATTACCTACCTCTAAGTCAAGTGCATCCATCAAATCATCTGGAAATTCCAGACAAAGTTCTCCGTCCACTTCTATAACTGGACAAATGAATCTATTCACTGATTTCATTTACTGCCTCCGCAATATCTGGGAAGTGTGTAACGATGTGATCCCAACACCGATCTGCAACGATACGGTGTTCCTTCTGTGTACCATTACCTCTACGCAACATGCAGTAGTGAATCCAAGAACGTAACGATCCTGCCATATAGACAGTTGTCATAGTGTTACCTTCAGGTAGTACTACACGTGCCTGTTCCTTTGCGATACCATTATTTAATGCCCAGTTATAATTCCTTTTTGCGACATTGATAACTTCGGACTGTTTCATGTTCCAGTTTTCGTACAGACGTTCTTCGGGAGTCTTGTTACCACCCTTACCAAAATCTTCGGTATTATCTAGTTCAACAGAGTTCTGTCGATTCTTAGGATCCTGCAGACGTGCTTCACGAAGCTGAAAATCTTCTGACTCTGCGTATCTCTGGGAGAACTCTTGAAATGCAAACGAGCGGTGACGTACAATCTGTCGAGATATATCACGAGTCGTTTTAATTTCAAGTGTCATATGCACCATCTCAAACGGAGACCAGTGATCATTCTTGATCAGGTACCGTAGTAATTTTGGAGCTGTCTCACTATTACTCTGGTTAGATGGGTTACTCACACGAGCAACATATGCAATCAATTCGTTTGCATCCCATACATCACCAGTCACTCCAACGTTAGGTTTGCTAATCGCAACCAAGTTCACTTCACTCATTTAAATTTCCTTTTATGCTAAGATGTTTATATAGTGCGTTCTCACCACCGAAGATTCTAGGTTTCCATCACTATTATATGTGTATACGGTTTCTTGTTGTTGACTTGTCGCAGGTAGAAGTTTGATAGTTGTCTTGACCAAGTTCTCTACCGTTTTGTCCGACATTGCTTGACTAGGATATGTTCCCGATACAGGCAACGCAGGTACAGATGCGACTGGGGGAATACTATATTCCGTCATTGATCTTCTCCATGTCCTCCAGACCTTCTTCAGTCATCCAACCTCGTTCCATCATGAAGATCAGACAGAATTCAATACCATCTAATTTACCTTCTTCCTTACCTTGTCGATGACCATGCCAGAATGCAAGGGTTATCAACGCCATGATTATTGCTACTGTTTCGAATGGGGTCATACTCTGAAATCCTCGAATCGTTCTGATCTTACTCTTTGACCACTGGAACTATTATCAAACGCAGGCCCAGTGTCCTCTTCCTGATTCAACGGTGACTCGTTTTGGTCAACGTCAAACAGTCTCATCTTACTTCGGTCAATACCCACAACGAATCTAGAATACGCAGTAGGATCGTTATACCTGTTCTTTAACTGCTTAACAAGTATCTGACCATTGTTCGATAACTCTTCATTTGAAATCAAGGCAAACATGAAGTCTGCAGTTGCAGGTAGACCGAATGATTCAGATGTATCTTCAAGACCTACATCATCATTAGAATAACCAGATCGAGTTGTTTGTGTTGCGGATACAATAGGAACATCGAATTCCACTGCAAGTCCACGTAACTCTTCTGCTATCGACTTAATATATGTATAAGAATTAATCGCACCACCCATAGATTTCATACGGGATGATGCACATATATTTAGATAATCGATATAGATAATATCGGGTACGAAGTTCTTCTTCAGTTTAAGTTCATTCAATAGTGCACGGAAGTGTGACGCATTCGCTTGACCCGTAGGATATTCCTTGACAACAAGTTTACCCTGAGTCTTTTTCGCAATCTCAGTAACCTTGTCGGTGAACATATCCTTAGACAGATTCTCCAACTGATCAATCGGTACGTTCAGAAGGTTAGCGTCAATACGTTCTGCGATTCGTTCCTCGGCCATCTCCATTGTGATGTATAAGACATTCTTCCCTTGAGAGAGGTTGGATCCTGCACAATGACACATAAAGAGAGACTTACCAACACCCGTCCCAGCCAGTGCGATATTGAGCGTCTTGTTCGGTAACCCGCCCTTCGTGATACGATTAAAGTAATCCAAATCGAAAGGGAGTTTCTCTTCTTGTGTGTGATAGAAATCAAAACGTTCCTCGACCATCTCTAAGTAGTCGTGACCAATATTAGTATCAAACGAAACACCCAATGCTTTAGATAGTACATCGGGTATTGCGTTCTTGGATAGTGTTTGGTGTTTACCATCAATGATAGAGATAGACTCCATCACTGCATTGAAGACCGCACGGTCTTGACACCACTTCTCAGTTCTCTCCACCAACCATTCTAGGTTCTCTGGTTCTGGTGTAAAGATGTTTGGAAGCAATTCTATCGCATGGCGATACTGTTCATCATTGAGTCGATTGTTCTCATCGATCTCAATCTTGAATGCTTCCATACTAGGGAGTTTATTATATTTAGCAATAAACTGGGTAAACTCTTTGAATAGTCCCTTGTAGACACCATCAAAGTAGTCAGGTGTAATGAATGCAGCTACCTTACGAGCGTAGTCATCATTCGTCAATAGATTCCGTAGAATCGTCTGTTCTAGTTGTATCTCCATCATCTTCCTTCTTTTTTCGCTCTCTACTATATACCGACCCGTTTCTTATACCATGTTCCAGAACATCCTCTAGAATGTCTGCTGCAAGTTCCTGCAGTTCGACATTGTTGGAATCAAGTCCCTTGATAGGTGGTTTACCTACAACCCTAAAGTTAAAGGTGAGACAGTCACGGTAACCATCAAACTTAATGGTACCGTAACGTATCACGGTTTCAGTAAAGTCGCCTTGTAGGATACGAATATCCCACGCAGCTTCATTATCAACATATTCAACGGGGATCATTTCGTAATGAATCCCCTCCGAAACTTTATTTACATCAATCGTTTTCGACATCAGAATCTACTATTGTATCAGGATCTACTTGAGTTGGCAAGCCAATTTTGAATTGTTTTTCTACAAACTCTTTGAAGTCAGTGAACTCTAGGATAGGAGTCCAGAACTCTTCATCCAACGTTTGAGCCAGACGTACCTTCGGATCAACCAATTCCCCAGTAGAACGGTCAACCCTACAATACCAACCGTTAGAAGGCTTAGCAACATAACCGCCAGCGAGAGCAACATCCAGAAGACCGCTGAAACGTTGGACACCACCATCCCAAGAAACTGAGATAGGGATCTTAGACTTTTCTTTAACATAACGACTTTTCTCCACATTGATTACAAAGTGGTATCCTTTAATCTCTGTACCTACTTTGTCTTGTTGTCTACCTAGAATCCAGATGTTATCTGCAGAGTAGTAGATACCAGTACCACCACCCACAATATCTTTAGGGAACAATCCAATCTCTTTGTAAGTATGGTTGACCGCAAGTAGAGGGATATTCTTCATTGCAAGGTATGGTGTAGTCATACGGAACAGACCCTTCAGTGCCTTCGCACGTGACATGTCTGCAACAGACTTCTCGTTCATTGCATCCTCAAGTTCTTTCTTGGATGCAAGGTTACCAATCGAATCAATCACGATGATCACATCATCGTCACGATCCAGTTGTTCTAATTGTCCAATCAGATCAAACTTCAGTTCTTCTACGTTTGAGATAGGAGTATGCAGAACCCGACTAGTGTCAATTCCAAACTGCTCGAAATAAGACTGGGGGGAACCGAACTCACTATCATAGAATAGTAATACCGCATCTTTCTTTGCCTCCAGATACGCACCCGCCATCAATAGGGCGAACGATGTTTTAAAGTGTTTAGATGGCCCTGCTAGGACTGTTAAGCCTGGCGTGACACCACCATCAAATGATCCGGACAACGCAACGTTCACCATCGGAACATTGGTTGGAACCATATCTTTCTCAGTAAAGAACTTACTCTCCGACAGTACTTCAGTTGCTTTGAGTTTCGAGTTCTTTTTTAGTTTGTCCATTATTGACATCATCATCTCCAAATGTAATGTTGTTTACTTTTTCACGTTCATCTAGATCATATTGTACACGATAAGTACTGTTAATGTCAAGCACTTTCTGCAACAAATCGAAATTATTTTCCTTACCACGAGTCTCAGAAAACTTTAGAAACGCCATTGTGTCTTTTGGTAGACACGCACCACCGAACCCACGTTTCTTATCAGGGCCGGGCACTCGTGTATGTTTATATCCGATACGATCATCTGCACCCATTGCACGAGTGATCATATTGTAACTACAATCAAAAGAATCTACCACGTCCCTCAATTGATTGAAGAACGTCAGTTTAGTTGCGAGGTATGCATTGGTCGCATACTTTACAAACGATGCTTCGCAACCAGACATGCGGTAGTACTTATCAGACCTACAGTTAGAAAAGATATCATAGATCTGTGTGAGTTCATCACATGCACCGTTAGTACCACCAAAGACATGGTGTTCTGCATTAACAAAATCCTCACACGCAGACTTCTCTGTCAAAAACTCAGGGTTGTATACGAACCTATCAAGTGCACCATCTACCATAGAGTTGTAAATTCGATCTACAATATCAGGTGTGATTGTTGATTTGACAACAACAAATGCATTAGTGTGGATCAACAACTTGAGCGCTGCATCTTCTACAATAGACGCATCCACAAATCCAGATTCAGGATTCTGTGGTGTTGGTGCACATACAAATACGACTTGTGGTTTCCACTTGATCAAGTCATCAATGATGGTGTCATAATTAGGATCCACCAAGAAGTGTTCTACCATAGGATGAGAGAACGCATACTCTACCGCTTTACCCACAAACCCATGACCAACAATACCCATACGTAATTTATTGTTAGGACTTATGGGTAACGGAGTTCCTTCTTTAACTTCCGGAACGAACTCATCAAAATTATCTGCCATTATGATACTCCACATACCAATCGTAAAAATTCTTAATACCCACACTCACGTCAGTGTTGGGGTGATATCCCAGTGCTTCTAGTTTAGAAGTGTTAGACCATGTTTCTAATGTGTCTGCAGGATGTTTAGGTAACATGTTGTAGATAGGTTCTTCTCCAACATTCTTTGCAATCTCTTTGATGAAGTCCATGAGATCAACGGGACTACCTCTACCGATATTATATATTTCTCCGGAAGGAGCATCCTTGAATATCACGCACTCAATACCATCTAGGATATCTTCTACGTAGGTAAAGTCTCGTTTCATGTTTCCGAAGTTGAAGACGGGAATCGGTTCACCTGCAATAATGTTCTTAGTAAAACTAAACAGTGCCATGTCAGGTCTACCCCAAGGCCCGTATACAGTAAAGAATCGTAGACCTACATTATTCAAACCAGACGCTTGCATCTGACATTCATTTGTCCACTTAGACCAACCGTATGGATTTAACTGTTTACCTGTCTCTTTACCTTCAGTCCACGGTAACTCAGATCCCGCAAAGACACAAGAGGTTGACGCATATACAATCCGTACATCCGGTAAATGCTTCTTGCATAGATCTATCAGATTTTGTGTCGCATCAATATTGTTCTCGTGGTATTGTTTCTCTTTACCGAATGAGTCACGTACACCCGCATGTGCGGCAAGGTGGATGATATCTGTAGGTTGATGTTTGACTAGGAACTCTTCTAGGTGATACTGATTACGTAGATCTACATAACGTACATCAATGTCAAAATAATTCACCCGATCCTGCTTGAGTGTGGGTGAGTACAAATGATCGTTGTAGTTGTCCAGACCAATGACTGGTTCACCTCGATCTCTGAGTCGGTTCATCAATTGGGATCCAATAAACCCCGCTGCCCCTGTAATTAAAAACTTTCTTCTCTTAACCATTTCTGTAAATATACTCCAATGCTCTGTCTGCCTCTACAGTAAGAGGACGATTCTCATACCAGTTCCCTGTCTCACGGTCAAACTCTTTACACATATCTGCAATCTGGTTAGCGGTGATGGGGTACCCCTTCTCAAATGCACGACCCGCAAGTGCGATCATGATTTGGTACATCTTGTGATACCAACCAGTACTACTAATAGACTGATACTCTACTGCCAGATTACGTGGCCAGAATGGACAGTCTCTATAAGATACCCAGTTGATGTCGGTATTATTTAGTTGATTCTTACGGTACTCAATAATCTCTTTCTGCATCTCAGGGGGTAGACGATCTAGGAAAGTGTTCCCTGTCTTCTCCACGTAGGGATGCTTTGCAATCAACTCAGACACGTTCAGTGATTCACCTGAGTTGGTAAAAAAGAAACTGGATGCATTCGGATAGATTGCAGGTACATAATACATACGTGCAAGATCCTTGGTTTGAGGATCTCCGATCTCACCCAGTTCTGTGTTCAATGCATACCAGAATGGTTTGATGCGTTCGTTCTCAATGTGTTCATCCAGTCGGAAGACGATACGGAACTTTGGCATATCCTCACGGGAACTCGCAGTGTTGTATACAACATAATCCAAGTGACCAAACTTCTCACGTAACGCTTCTTCTAGACGTATACGATCAGTAGGAAAAACATGATCGTCCACATCAACAGCACACCAACCAGCCCAACATACAGTAGATTTATTACTACGTGTGCTATTGGTTTCAAAAATAGCAGGAGTAATAAGAGGACTAGAATTATTTCCACCTTTTTCACCTTTTTGTTCAGACAACCCACGCAACAACGCAACGAGTTGAGCCCATTCTGGGACTGATACTCGCCTATGCGTTTTGTTGTCAAATTGGTTTTTGAATATCGTTAATTGGTAATTCATGAGGACAGTATAACATTTACCGTCTGTCTTGTCAAGCTTTATATACGCACTCATATAATCTCATCTCACCGACTCCCCCACCTTTAAAGTTTGTATGATACGGGAAGTCATGTACCCACTTGAGATTTCCATTAGTAACAATCTCTTCTACTGCACCACGGACTGCAGGTAACTCTGTGTTGTCATATAGAACATACTTTGCACCAAGTATCAATGCAACCGTAGTGTCATCTATAACATTTTCCCTAGTATGGTTACCATCGACAAACACTAGGTCAAATTCTGTATCTTTCACCCTATCTAAAATCTCTGGTGATGGTGTAAGGTGCACTGTCACGTTCGGGTACTTGTCCATCACAACCTCACCATACGCACGTCCCCGTGGATGGTCAGGGCAACAGGATATAATCTTACAGTCTGGATGGAAATACTCTGCCATGTAACTGGTAGAGTGTCCTGCATAGAAACCAATTTCCAATACACTCATAGGTTGTACTATATTACGTACATGCTTCAATGCATTGAATATTTCATCGTTTGCGGGAAGGTAACCCCACCCGTCTTCTTTCCACATCAAGTGTTCGAATCTCATTTCTTCAACCATCCTATTGCACGTTGTATCACATCAACGTCTTCCTTTAACTTTCCTATTGCGGTATTACAGTTATCACATAACCAACCACGAACATCTCCAGTCTCGTGAGAATGATCCAGTCGGAGATATGATCCATCAACCACGTCCAAACAGATAGGACATTCTAATTCTCTAGGTCTTTTATATAGGGTCTTCTGATAAGAGTCTATTTTCTTCTTTTGAGAACGACAGTCCCTACAAGATGGTCTACGAAGAATTCTCCCATTAGGATCATCTTTACTATGAAATTTCCTGTTCGGTTCGAAACAGTTTAAGGGTTTTACCTCACCACAATCTCTACATTGTTTAGTCTCTTGGGGTTGTTCTTCACCCCACAGTGTCATCATCCGAAAAAGTCCTCCACTGGATTATGTAGATCTCGATGACAATTGGCACATAGGACAATACATTTACGTGCTTCTCGCAACCAACCTCTAAACCCCTTTATATCTCCGCAGTTTTTTTCTTTGTCGTCATTATGATGATGAAACTCCATAACATTCCATTTATCTAAACCACAAGATGAACAGACGTTGAACTCTTTCATTCTCATTTCTGTCTTCATCTGTTTGGTTCTTATGGAATTCTGACGATTTCTCGCAACATGACAACTCTTACAGTAGGAACAAAAATATTTTGTTCCGTTCTTATGAAATTCCGTAAGAGGTTTTGTCTCCTTACAATCTTTACAAGTTTTCATCCAAAGAAATCCTCTAGTGTTGCCTTGGGTTCTGCGTTCCAACCAACCGCATCCAGAATTGGTTCCAAGGGATCGATGAATGTTTTATC